TCACCGCCGCGCGGCGCTGGGTCGAGACGCTCTGCGCCTGGCTGGCCATCTTCAGCGCCGTGGCGAGCTGCATGGCGCCGATCGGCGCCAGGCCGCTCTCGCCGGCATCGGTCAGCAGCTCGAAGACCAGCGTCTTGATCGCCTCTGCCGCGATCAGCGTCAGGTCGTCGGAGCTTTGCGCGTCGAAGCGCTTGGAGATGGTGGCGGCGATCTCGCGGGTGTCTTCCAGCCGCCTGGTCATCATTGCCAGCTTGATCGAATACCGGTTGAACGCCGAGAAGGACGGGATGACGAATTCCAGCTCTCCCTTATGCTCGGCCTGCAGGGCCTGCATCTTCAGGAAGAACTCCTCGTAGATCTCGGTCTGGGTCCGGTCGCGGTTCTGCAGCTCGGTGGCCGCCCAGGTGATGATCGGGCCGCACTCGTCGGGCAGGCGCTCGATCGCCGAAAGCTGACCCCTGCCTTTGCGTGCCATGGTCAGACCTCCGGCGAGGGGCGAGCCACGCCTTCGATGACAGTCCGCCGCTCGACGTGATCGACGCCGCTGCGCGTGATGCCGGCGACCATGATGCCGCTGATCTCGGTCACCTTGACCGCGTCCAGCTCGGCCAGCTTGCGCAACTGCGTGCGAACCCATTCGCGCGACCGGTTGTGGCCGAAGGCGTCGAGCGTCTTGGTCAGCAGCGTCTCGTTAAGCCGCCCGTCCGTCTGCTTGTGCAGTTCCCGCAGGATGATCAGCCGGGCATCGTAAGTGAGGTAGGCATCAAAATCGGTCATGCGCTTTTCGATCCCGATAGCAAGAAGTTCTCCATGCGGTGGACCGTGCGGGCGATGCCGTTGACCACCTCGGCCTGTTTGCCGGCCTCACCCTTGATGTCTGAGACGGCCAGCCGCAGGTCCATGAAAGCCGTCGCATCCGGCAGATGCTTCATCTCGCTTTCGATCGACTGGATGCGCGCGCCGTGGTCATCCATGACCCTTTCGATCGCGCCCCAACGTTCCCCGGTATCGCTCTTGTGCTTCTCCAGGTCGGTGGCGGTCTTCTTGGCGCCCGAGGTCATCACCGCGTAGATGACGGCGCCGATCGTGAGAAGCGTGTTGATCCCGGTGAGCCAGGGCAGCAGGGCGGCCATATCCATCAGGCGCGTCTCCGGCTCTGGCGTTCGTTGAGGCTCTCGCAGTCGAAGCAGCGCTCGGCGCGCGGCATGGCGTTGCGGCGATCGTCGGGGATGCGCCCGCCGCAATCCTTGCAGTAGGGCGAGATCTGATAGTCGGGCGATACCTGGCCGCGAATGGCGGCCTGGATGCGGGCGACGCCGGCGGCGCGCTCCAGCTCGACGCGGTGCTCGGCCAGCTCTATGGCGGCGTCTCCCTGTTTCATTGCTTGGGCTCCCGTGACGCCTTCGCTTCGTCGTACCAGCCGGCACAGGCGTCGATCTGGTCATTCGCGCTGCCGATGGCGATATCCGCCTTTTTGTTGGCCACGCCGAGCTTGTCGCCGAGCTGCACGCCACTGTGATGATGGCGCCGGCACCCAGGCGGATAATCGGGCATCTGCCGCGCCTGGGCGACCGCTCGATCAGCTTCTGCCAAGGCTTGGCCGACGACATTCGCCCGCGCTTTGTCAGCGGATGCCTTGTCCAGGGCGGCCCTATCGGTTGTGCAGGCTGTCAAGCAGCTGCTGGTCAACAACGCCATCATCGCGACCCTGAAGCACCGCCAGTTCATGCTCCGCTTTCCTTTTTCCGGCATCGGTCATTGTGAGTTTGGTTTCGAGCGAGACCCGTGCTTCACGCTCATTCGCGGCCACCTGGTTGGCCTCGTCTGCCTTGCCGTCGCTCCAAGCTCGCATCCGGCGTTGCTCGACAGCTTCGGCCTTCAGCGCCTCAAGCTGAGCGCCCGCCACCAGTTCCGTCACCGCCTTGTCGACGGCCAGACGGACAGCGGAGGTCTTGTCCCACCAGAGCCAGCCGCCCGCAGCCAGAAAGAACCAAACTGGCAGCGTGATGCCGAAGGTGAGGACGGGCAGCACCCAACTTCTCAGGAAAAGGCCGATCGCGGCGCCCATCTCACCCCCACGCCAGAGCGCAGAACAGCACGACGATCAGCGCCACGCCGCAGCCGCCAAGCGCATACGGCTTGGCGGCTTCCCAGGCGGCCACTGCAAGCTCGATCGTGCCCATCACAGCCCGTCCATGCAGAGCTTCTTCTCGCGCTGGCGGCGCTCGAACAGGCCGCGCAAAACACGATTGCCGGCCTTGTCGAACCAGGTGAGCGCCTGGCAGCCGCCGGCGATGTCGCCCGCATTGAGGCGGCGGGTGGCCGTGCTCTTGCCGATGCCGGCGACGCCGACATTGAAGGCCGTCGAGGTGTAGGCGGCGTCGCGCTTGGGCGGTAGGCGAACAGCGATCGTCACCGGCGTGAAGTAGCGATGCAGCCCGGCGCGATGCTCGGCCACCTCGATCTTCAGCAGATCGAGGCATTGCTGGTCGGACATCCACATGCCGGCGTGGACGCCTCGTGTCGAGCCGTAGCAGATCGTCCAAATGCCGACCGCGTCGCGATAGGCGCGGTTGCGCTTGCCTTCCTCGCCCGCGATGAACGGCACGGCTATTTGCAACGTTTCCGCTTCGGTCGACTGAGATTGGGTTGCCGAGAAAGGCGCGGCCGGCGATGGCGTGGCCAGTATGACCGCCAGCGCCAAGGCGAGAGCGGCGACCGCAATGATGCGGACCCATTCCTTCCAGGGCGACAGCCCCTGCTGGAACACCCGGCCGCCCATGCCGAACAGCAACAGCAGCATGGCGGTCCACCAGGCGATATTCGGATCGTAGTCCTGCCCGGTTCTGCGGTACCAAAGCTCGGGCAGGAGCAGCACGGCCACGCCGGCGAACTGCATCCAGAAGCTCATGGAAAGCAGCACCACCCGGCGCCAGTCCTCGACCAGGCGCGGCATCGCCGCCGCCAACCGTTGCTTCAACCAGCCAAGCCAATCCATGGAGACCCTGCCTGTGAAAATCGGCCGAAGGAAATCTCCGGCCGGCTCGGATCACCATGCCCGCAGGGGTTGTCTCTCCCCATGCCCGCCGAGGCGGGCGGAAAATCAGTTGTTGGAAAAGAGGTCGATCTGCCGAGGATCGCCACTGCCCTTGATGGGCTTGCCAGGCATCCGGCTGAAGAGCTTGTCGACGCCGGTTTCCGTCATTCCGAGGCGCCGGGCTATCTCGGCGTTCGACTGACCATTCTTGCGATACTGCCGCGCCCGGTGCTCGCGTGCAAGGGGGACGCGGATGTATGTGCCGGCATAGCGCTCGCCAAGTTTGGCGGCGGCCTTGGCGCCGAGCTGCTTGGCCAGATCGGTCGTGTCGCCCGATCGCGCGATGTAGAGGCGCGTGCCGCCGAACTCCTCGGCGAGGCGCATAAAGGCCCCAAGCCCGAGAAGGCCGAGCAGCTCGGCGGAGCGCGCCTCGTCGTTCACGCCGGCTCCTCGTCTGCAGCGCGGCGCGACAGACCCACCAGCATCTCGTGGCTGGGAATGACATCGCCCTTGATGACCGTCACGACGACGCCGTTGACCAGCAGGAAGCGCGCGCCGATGGTGCGGACGCATGGCGCGCCCTGGTGGCGGCCGAGCCCATCAGCCATGAGGCCGCGCAGCTGCTCGACATCGATGTCGAGCACGCGCTGCATGAAGCGGATCAGCGCGTGGTCGGAGACGCGGACTGGGTTGGTCATGTCGGCTCCCATTCGATAACGACGCCCTCAAAGCGTCCCTGGCCGTGATGCTTTAGCCAGAAGCGTCCCATGTTCTCGCGGGCGGTCGCACCATCCAGCCCGAAGTCGCGGACGCATGACGGCGCGAAGCCATCAGCGCGGCAAAACAGCTCGATCTCCTCCCGCTGCAATGGGATGCCATCAATGGTGATGCTGACGATCGCGACCGGCATCAGATCGCTGACGGCAATCTCGATCGGCCGGACGCGGGAGCAAATCGGGTCGCGCTCGACCAGCTTGACGCAATGGCGGGTGCGCATGCCCTGGTAAAGCTGCACCGGCTCACCAGGGCGAGCGTGGCGCTTGCGATCGGCGCGCACGGTCTGACGTTTGGTGAGCGCGGTGATCTGAGGGCCGAACATGGGCCTGAAGCTGTAGGCAACCATCAACGTCCGCCTCCCGTCGACAGCTGCACCGCCAGATAGCGGTCGCGCAGCGTGCTTGGCTTGGCCGTGCCGTCGTAGCCGCCGAGATCCGGCCACCAGTCGTCGGTGCCGAGCAGCCACAGGTGCCGCATGGCGATGTTGTTCACCACGCGGCCGGCCGGCGGGTAGACCTCGATCGCGATGGCGTGGTCGCCGGCGATGCGGTTCTTGATCTCCTGCAGCTCGTCCCAGCCGATCGAGCCGTCATGCTCGATCGAGAGCAGCCCGAGCTGGCGGTCGTGGTAGATGCGCAGCGCCGCCCGCCATTTCGGCGGCCAGCTAGCGGCTTCGCGGGTGAGGATCAAGCGCGGGCTCATGCGTCGGCCGCCTTCCAATCCGTGGGATCTACTGTTAGCGGTCGCTTGCCCGCTTCGTTCAAATGCTTGGCGACCGCTTCTTTGGTGAGGCCCTGTTGCGCGACCATTCCATCGGAGAGGGACACGATGCAGAACCGGTCATCACGGCAGCCGGGTGAGTACCCGATGATGTAATTCTCAGATCGATTGTGCGCCGCGACGTGACGACCAGCATAAACGTCTTGTGGCTCCCAAACGTATTTCATGCCGCCACCGCTTTCCGGATCATCTCACCGAGCTTGTTCATCACCGCCGGCCAGTCGCGCTCGAGCATCTGGTCGAGCGGCTTGGCGTTGTCCCAGACGAACTTGCGGAAGCCGTTGGGATCGACCGCCTTGGCCAGCGTCAGGCGGTGCCATTGGGCGAGCGCAATCTTTGCGCCAGAGGCGTGCAGCCATGCCGGCAGGTGGTTGCCTTCGCGCCAATCCACGCCGGCCTCGCGCGTCATCCAGGCCTTCAGCGCGTCGACCGCCCTGGCGGCGTCCTCGCCGTCGAGCAGGAAGCGGGTGTGCTCGATCCCGGTCTGGCGCTTGACGAAGGAAAGCAGCGCTGCGTCGCGCCGATCGCGCACGATGCCGAGGTTCCAGGCCGCGATCCAGAGTGCCTGGAGCTTCTTGGCGAACGGCCCTTGAAGGCCCTTTTCAGCCGGCTTGAAACCTGCGTCGCGCTGGGCGGCGACGACGAGCTGCAGCTCGCGGTCCGACATCTGCCGTAGGCTGCGCTTGCCCGTCACGCGCTGATAGAGGTCGCGGGCTGTGTCCTCGTCCAGGCCGAGCTGCTTGTTGGCGACGTGGATGGCGGAGAGCGCGTTCATGACGCGCTCCCGGCAACATCACTGGGCGTTCCGCAGTTCCTTCGCGCAGCTCCTGACCTCGCCGGTGACGAGGTTGACGAGCATGGAGAGCTTTTCGCTCTCGACCTCCTGGAGATTGGGGACGGCGGCGACCAGGTCGCGTAGCCCTTCAAGCGCAAGCACTGCGTAGTCCAACCGATCAATCGGCTGCATATTTCCTGACATCTAGTCTCCCCCCCGGGAAAGGCCTTTTTGTTGACATTGAGGGTGATGCTGCCATCGCGAACGCCCGGCGCCCTGGTGGCCGGACGAACGCAGGTTGGAAGACCGCATGGAAACGGCAAGCCTTTCGGCTTCCCGCGCCGCCCGACCAGGGGGCTCCATGACGGGCTTCCAAACCCGGCTCCGCCTTTTTCGCGAAGCAACTGTGAGATAGGCACGAAAAGACGGACCAACAAAGTAAAATCAAGTGCTGTCCCGCCTCTACCCACATGATGGTTAGTAAGAGCTATTGCCTGTTGCATCAGAACCCCCTCGGCGGCACGAACAGGCAGATCGTCTTGCCGGCATCGAGCCCGGCCTGGTGGGCGCACCAGTGGAACTTGCCGTCAGGGCTCTGCCGGACGCGCTTGTCCGACATCGGGATCAGCTCGCCGGTCTTGCGGATCTCGTAGCCGCGCGCGCCCTCGACGATCGAGGCGTCCGGCACCTCCTGGCAGTCATAGTTGGCGCAGCAGGCGAAGGGGTACTTCCAGCCGGTCGGTGCGTCGTGGCCATACGCCCAGGTGAGAGCCCCGGCGAAGGCGGCGGCGATGATGGGGAGTCTTTTCGTCACCATCCCCTCCTGACGAGTTCGACCGCGCTGAAAGGTATCCGTGCCGACTTCCGAAGGAGGATCAGGTCCAGAACGGGATCGATGCCTTCAAAGCTGACCGTCACTTTCCCGATTTTCGGATGGACCGCCTTGATGACGGCAGGAAAGCGATGCTCCGCCGCGATCACTTCGATTTCGTCGTTCAGCTCGACCGGGTAGTCGGTGTCGCCGTCATAGAACAGCTGCGTCGCCATCGGTCAGCCCTCCCGCGCTTCGATCGGCACCGGGCCGGAGCCGGCCAGGTTGATCGGATCGTCGTCGGGGGGGCGAAGCTCGTCGATGTGAATGCCGCAGCGACCGCATGTCTTAGGATCGTCGGAGCTGGCGACGTGGCCAGGACAGTGGCTCTGGTATTCCGCCAGCGCCGCCGCCAAAGCCTTGCCCACTCTGTCGCCTGTGAATGCGCGGTCGGCCCACTGTGTCCAGGCGCCGTGGCATATGACCTTGGCGTTCGGCTGCCCGTTGAAATCGGGGTTGTCGCAGACGAAGGTGATAGAATTGCCTTCCTCGGCACGGAGGAAGTCTATCGCGTTGAGGGCGCGGCGCTGGCGGACAATCTCAGTATGCGCCCATTGCGGAAGCGCGTTCAGAGCAACGCGCTCTAGTTCGGCGATTTCTCCAGAGGATAGATTGCATGTGCTGCGCATGGATCACGCCTCCTGCTGCAGGTCGCGCGGCGCGGTCGCGATGGCATGGCGGCTGACCACGGTGGCGAGATCCTCCAGGACGCGCGCGGCGGTGTGGAAGGCCCCGTCCTCAGCGTAGATCCTGGCGAGGTCGGTCTTCTCGCGGATGACCGTGTGAATGGACGTGGTATTGCGGTGCTGGGAAAAGCGGTTGGCTTGCTTGCGCATGGTCATTACGCCTTCGCCAGGTCGATGGTGATGGCCTCCCAGGGCGCGTCCTGGCTGGCGCGCTGGTGGCAGCGGACATAGGTCTTGGAGCCGATCACGCGCATTGCGGCCCGGATGGCCTCCATAGCGCGCTGCCAGCGGATGTCCTCGATGTCGAGGCGCAGCAGCATGAAGATCTCGGCGCGGTTGATCTGGCCTTCCTTCTCGACGCTGAAGGCGCGGTTGATGATGGCGCGGATCTCGGTGCGGCTGTCGGCCGACCACTCGGTCAGGCACTCGTCGATCAGGGCCTTGGCGATCTGCAGCTGCGAGCCGAAATCGATCTGGTCGGCGACCTGCACGGTCACCTTCTGCAGGCCGTCGAAGGTGAGGAAGGTCTTGTTGCCCTTGGCGCCGCCCTTGGTCGCGTCGTAGTCCTGGGCGAGCAGCGCCTCGAAGGACGATAGATCGTCGAAGGTGTGCTCCTTGAAGCGGCCGATCTGCGCGGACAGTTCGATCGCGTGGCCGATGATCTTGCGGACGGTTTCGTCTTCCAGCTTGTCGGCGGGCTTGATCGCCTCGATCGGCACGAGGTGCCCCTTGGCGTCGGGCATATAGGTCTTGCTGCCGAGCCGGACCGTGCCGGCCGGCATGGTGGTTTCAGTTGCTGCTTCCATCGGAAGTCTCCTGCTTCGTTGTGGGAATTGGGGCGGGCATGAAGGCGAGCTGATCGCGGAGGGTGGCGAGTTGCTCGGCGACGCGTTCTTTGACGATGATGTCGGGGCCGTCTCGGTGATCTAGGGCCGAGACCAAGAGCTTCGCCTCGATCGCGACGGCCCAGAGGCCTTCGGTGGCGCGCGCCAGGGCATAGATCTCGGCGACGCTGGCCCGGGGCGCGTTGCGCTCCGGGTTCATGATGATGCGACTGGTCAGCTCCAGCATGTCGAGCCGGGCGACGGCGGCCAGGATGGCTTCACTCGGGGCCACGTCGTGCCTCCCGGTTCTTGAGCTGGGTCCGCAGCGAGCGAGCGGCGCGCTCCAGAGCTTGCCGGGCGGCGACCTCGCGGCCGCCGGCGAACTTCGTTTGGTCGAGCATGTCGACCGCCTCCGCGACCTTCCTGGCCGCATCGATCGTCAGCCGGTCGGCCGTCACCAACACGCGGCGCTCGACGACGCGCTGCGGCGCCGGCTCGGAGAGCAGATGCGCCTCGATCAGAGGGGCCAAGGCGTCCGCCAAACGAGCCGCCTTGGCGCGCTGTTCGTTGGGATCGACGGCCATCATGCCTGGCCTCCCAAGCCGTCCGAGAACGGACGCGGTATGACCGGGAACAGCATCACGTTCGATCCCGGCTGGCTGGCGGCCGAAGCGATGCGCTCGGCTTCTGCCATACGGTCCTCGTGGGCCGCCTCATTCCAGAGCTTGGCGGAAAGCTGGCACTCGATCGCGCGCGCTTCCTGACCGAGTTCCTTCAGGATGCGGCGCAGCGTGCGGGCATCATGCGGGCGCAGCACGCGCTCTTCGTGCTCGAAACCGGACAGCATCTGGCCGAGCTGGTTCAGGCTGTCCGAAAGATGGAGGGACATTTTTGCCATGGCGGCTATCTCCTTTGGGGGCAGGTTTTGCAGGCGTGGAAGAGTTGGGCGCGGTGCCGCGACGTGGCGCGGAACGGCTCTTTCTGTTCGGTCAGGCAGCGGTCGCGGCCGATCTCGCCAAGCACCGGGCAATCGACGGTCACGGCCATCAGCGCGCCCCGCACCATCTGCTCGACGCGGGCGATATCGCCCCCGTATTTGTTGGCGAGGATCGTCGACACGGCCGAGCGGCTGTAGCTGACACGCTTCTCGGCGCCGCCGAGACCCTCAGCGTCGGCAACGCGAGCCAGCTCCTCGATCCAGTCCGGGAGGGGAGCGCCCCATGCCTCGGTCGCCTTCTCCACGAAGGTCTTGCCGGCCGGGCGGCTGTTCTTGACAGGCCCACGGTTCATGGCTGGACCTCGCGCGCGACCGACTTGCCAATCACCTTCTTGCTGTTGGGGTCGAAGACCAGCTTGGCCGCCAGCACCTTCGGGGCCTGGTGGCCGAGATTGTTAACCAGGCGAAAGACGTGGCCGTTCTGCGAAAGGACGCCGGCGGCGGCGAGCGAGCAGGCATAGTTGCGCGCCGTCGCAAGCGGGATCTCAGGACAGGCTTCCACCAGGTCCGCGGCGCCGAAGATCCTGATCATCTTCATGGCGCGCCAGAGCTGCTCCTTGGCGGTCTCCGGCAACGCGGTGCCATCCTTTTTCAAGCGGGGTGCAGCGACCGGCTTCTTGACGACCTTATAGACGTGGGCGGCGGGGATGCTGCCGCGCCCGGCCGGTTGCGTGTCGACCAGTTCGATGAAGCCCCCAAGGCGGAGCTTGCGGAGGTATCCGGTGACCAGGCGGCGCGCGACATTCGTGCGCCGGATCACATCGTTGGCCGTCCAGGGCCGGCCGGTCGCGTCGAGAGCCTTGATGACCGACCAGAAGCCGTCCTCGCCGCGTGGCACGGCGAGGCTCAGCTGGACCATTTCGAGCAGCGGTCTCACAGCGGCTTCCTCGCGGTGAAACGCGGCGTCGAATTGATTGCGTTCGCGCCTCCAAAGGTGTCGAGGTCGACCGTGGTGACGCCTGCAAGCTTGGCGACCTGGACTGCCTTGGCGAGATTGATGACGATGCGGCGCGTGTTGCCCTTCGTCTTGTCCAGGATGGCGGCGGCAAGGTCCGGCGCGAGCTTAACGCTGCCGCAGCGGTTCACGGTCAGCAGCGCGAAGTCCTCGGCGTCGCATGGCAGGGCCGGCAGCCATTCCAGCACGCGGTTGTGGACGCGCTCGAAGGCCTCAAGCAGCATCGGAAGCCGCTCCTCGCCGATCATGACGACCGGCGCACCGGACTTGTCGGAAAGCTCGCGCAGAAGGTCGACGAACTTCTTGTGGGCGATGAAATGGGCTTCGTCGATGATAAGCGGGCGGCGGGGATCGCCGACCATCAGCAGGATCGCCTGGTTCTTCATCGCCTCGATGTTGCCGCGCGGCGATGGCTCACCGAGTTCCTTCAGGATGTCGGAGAGCAGAGACCGCGCAGAGGTGAACTGGCCGCATTCGACATAGGCGGCGCGGTAACGGTTGGCGCCGTAGATCGCCGACTCCGTCTTGCCCCATCCGGAAGGGCCAAAGAAGGCGGCTAGGCCGGGCAGCTTGGGGTCGCGATCGACCAGCAGCTCCAGCAGAGTGGCGAAGGCCGAAACATTCTTCAGCGGCGCCGGCCGATTGACTTTCACGTGTTCCGTCATCATGCTTCCTCGTGTTGTTGCCGCTTCGCGGCGCTCTTTCCTGATCGGCCCGGCGTTCCAGCACCGGGCCGATCGCTTTTCAGGACAGGTACGCGTCCCCGAAATCCTCATGGATGGCCGACTGGGCCTTGAACTCGGCCGAGGTGACGTAGCCGCCGAGCCACATGGCATCGGCCGCCGTCAGCTCGCCGGTCTTCATCCGCGCCTGGTAGGCGAGCGCGCGGCGATACCGCTCGAGCGACGTCTCCGGGAGCTTGACGACGTTCTCCGGCAGGTGCGCGACACGCTCGGCCGCGACCTCGGCCATGCGCTGCTCCAGGATGGCTTCCGTGCTGGCGTGCAGCTCGGCTTCCTCCTCGGCGCGCATCTCGTCGATCAGGCGCCGGTGCGCGGCGGCTGCTGCCGGGTCGAGCGGCTGGCTCGGATTGATGCGCTCGGCCTTGGCGGTGATCGCCGCCTCGATCTGCGCGGTCGAATGAACCTCTTCGCGGCGCGGCAGCGGGATCACGTTCGGAATGTCGCGACTGGCGACGTCCAGGGCGCGTTCGATCAGCGACGGCCCCTTGGCCAGTTTGCGCATGCCGGCCTTGATGTCGCGGGTGCGCTCATCGAGCAGCTCGGCGCGGATTTCCTTGGCGGCGCGCACCAGCGTGGCCGGATGGATGCCGGAAAGCTCGGGGCACGTCGCCGTATCGAGGAACTCGGCGCCGTCCTGGGCGAACACATAGGCAAGGCCGGCGTCGTTCGGATCCTGGCGGACGAACACGGCCGTGCCCGGAAGCACGTTCGGCGTCAGGTAATGATAATGGTCGATGCGGATGCCGAGCTTGGTGGCGATGCGCTGGCCGTCCGATCCTGCGACCGGCATCAGCAGCAGGTCGAGCGCGCGTTCGTTGACGGTGCGCACCGGCGTTGCCGAGGCGAACGCCGCCGCGAACGGCGTCTGGCCGTTGAGCCCGGCATGCGGCCGGTGCTGGTATATCTTGGCCGCCCAGTCGTCGACATGCTTCTGCAGCTGCGGGCCGGTTAGAGAGACCCCGAACGTCTCGGCTTCGGTCTCGCCCAGGCGCTGCGAAAAGGCCTTGCGGTTCTCGATCGCCTTGCGGTCGGCAACGGAGTGACCGACGAAACCGGGCAGCAGCGGCGCCAGGTCGTGCTGCATGGTGCGGATGGCGCGCTCGATATGGCCCTTTTGCTGCGGCGAATAGGCGTCGGACGTCTCCGCCTCGATGCCGAGCGAGACGAACAGGCGCTGCGTGTCCTTGGCGACGAAGTCGGAGCCGTTGTCGGTCTTCACCCGGTCGGGTACGCCCCACGCCAGGATGGCCTTGCGGATCAGCAGCGCGACGGCCGAGGCGCGCGGCGTGCGCGACATCAGCCAGATCGTCCGACGCGTCGCGATGTCGATGCAGCCATAGACCGAGTGGCGGCCATCGGTGCAGAGCGCGTCGACCGGCGAGGCGTCGATCTGCCAGAGCTG